ACACCAATATTTCCAAAAATACTAGTACCACCAGTGTTGGATATGTTACCGCTAAAATTATTTGCAAATAAATTACCAGCGTACAAATTGCCTGTAATACCTGCACCACCTATGACATTAAAGGCTCCTGTGTTTACATCCGAGGCCTGAGCGCCTGATGCTGCTACTAGGTTTCCAAAAATTTTAGTTATGCCTGATACATTGGCGGTGCCAGAGACTGTGAAAGTATCAACTACAGAATTGGTATTGACACCAAATCTGAAGTTGGTAAAATCCATATAGGTCAGCGGCTTACCGTTTGTGGTAAACGCAAGATCAACACTTTGTCTATCTAGGTCACTAAAAAGAAGAGCGCCGCTTATTCTGCCTATAGCCACGGCTGCTCCTTATGCAGCATCAGTGCTGTTGAGATTGTGTACTACAACAATTTTGTTAGGGTTAACACCTGGTGCTGGCGGCGGGCTGGTGAATGTGATCGATGTTGTGCCGTTTACGGTATAGTTGATATTGGGTTGTTGGTATACTCCACCAATTTGAACCAAAATTGCATTTGCGTCTGATTCGACTTGAGTCATTGTGAAAACAGTTTGTACAGCATCACCTGTAAACTCGTCTACATTGATGTTAACACTACCAATTTTGGCAACCTGATTCCATACTCCGGCAAAATACAATTCAACTCTATTATTGCTGGTATTAAATCTAATTTGTCCGTTTTGCGGTACATCAGGACCAATACTGTTGCTTCCTAATGGCAATTGAATAGCGTAGCTACCGCCTACAAGCTGAGTGTTTTTAAGATAACGTCCCATTCGTTATACACCTATAGTGCTTACAGAAGCCACAATGCTATTTCCAACATTGGCATTGGCTCGCAATGTGTCACCATTGCCTAAAACTAGTTTTTCCCAATCAACAATGTATGTATCACCTGCAGTAATCACTTTGTTTTTGTAAACAATATTATTTGCGTTGGCAACAAAACCAGCTGGTACCAAATGTAATGTAAAAGCAGTGGCCGCAGTGTTGGTGTTGCAAAAATACATAGTAGTCACCGCCACACCGCCTAAGCCGGTTGACGCTAATACATTGGCTGCTGCCTGTCCTGAATCTACTAGTACGGTATTGTGTATTGCCATTTTTTGTCCTTATAATACTAACGCATAAACTTGTGCTGAAGTAACTGCGGTTGTAGATCCAGTTTGGATAGCCTCATATGTGCTACCATCCTCGGTTAATACCCATTTGCCCAATGTCTCGTTCCATAGTAGAGCAACATTAGCAAAAGACCCTCTATCTACATTCAATCCTGCTGTTACAAGAGTAACACCCGGGCCAGTTTCACCTGCGTTGACTGTAATAATGTTATCTGTGATATTTAAATCAGTTTTAGTAATTGCTGTAGCGTTTCCACCAACATAAAGGTTTCCTTGTACGTACACAGTGTGTGTACTCAAAGTAATGTTCGCATTTGCCTTAATCTTGTTGGTAATTAGGTAATCGTCGTTAAGACTTTTTACTACTGGCATTTTAGATATCCTTATTCAGTGTATTTATGCATACATAAATTTGAATTACCTAATAAAAAACCCGCCGAAGCGGGTTTTAATTTTGATGTTTTATGTATCAATGAGTAAAAACATTAGCAAAACCACTTGTGCCACTAGTGGCTACATAATCGCTACCACGATATTTGTAACGTACATCGCTTTGGTCCCATACGTACTTGTTACTAATACGACTTACATAAAAAGCTGTGTTGCTAGTGTTGTATCCGGCAATTGAGCAAGTACTTGCTGTGCTGCCTGGAGTCCCATTGGCTGCATCAGCTCCTGCAGCTAGGGTACAAATTGTAGCACTGGCGTTAGCGTGAGTATGATTTTCAACTGCGCCTACTGCATTTGCAACAAAGAAAGTGGTTGCACCTTTCTGTGCAATAATATAAGCATTGCTATGTAAAATGCCTGAACTATCTCTAAACTGTACTTTGACTGTTTTTACACCAGTAGATGTAATCCACTGTGGACGTCCGCCAGTACTACCAATTGTACTACCACTTACTGGTGGATTGAAAACTTCCTGGTCGACTAAAGTTCCGTCGGCTCTTTTGTGACTGATTTTTAAACCTCTTGCCATTTTTATTTCTCCTTTAAATTGGCGTTCTAGGCCTACGCGGTTGGCTCCGCAATAAGTTCTTATGAACATCAATATTTATTGTACCCAACAAAAAACCGCCTTGCGGCGGTTTAATGTTTCCCATCCCGAGTGGAAAATTACTGGAACGATAGGTTAGAAACAGCAATCTCACCTAGGTAGTCAGCTGCGTTACCGAACGATGATGCTGTGTTTGTCAACTCAACATAACCGTAACGTGTCATAAAGCCTACTACTGGTTCGAATGTGCTTGGATCTAGAACAACGCCAGAGCTCATTAGAGGAATATATGGGCAGTAGAACGCGGCTGCATCAGCCTCGCTTGAACCCTTATAACCAACTAGAACTGCTTGGCTATCGTTTGCATAGCTGTCAACATAGATACGCATTGCACCGTTTAGTGTACCAACAAACTTGGTGTTGGTTGGTGCTTCAAATGTACCTTCAGTTGTACGAGCAAATGCTGAAGTTGTTGCGCTCTGTAACACAGTTAGAGCTGCTGGACTTACAACTGCCCAGTTACCAGCGCCACGACGTGTACGTGAAGCGATTAGGTTTGCTGTACGGTTGATTAGAACAGCTAGTGCAGCGTGTTCGTCACCAACGAAAGTAGCAGTACCACTTACAGTTGCTTGGTCAAATGTAAACTCAGTTGCTGCCAAGCTACGTAGTGAACCTAGGATCTCTTGGTCAATTTCAACTGTGATTTCTTGTGCAAGAGCTGCCATGATTTCTGCTTCGATGTCCAAACCATGCATGGCTTGTGCATCTTGTGCAGCTTCAAATGTCCAGCGAGCACTTAGCTTACGTGTCTTCGCTTCAACAACTTGCTTCAAGATTTGTACATTGATACGGTTACCAGGTACGCCTTCTAGAGTAGAAGTTGTAGCTGCCTTACCAGTTGTAGCTGTACCACCTGGGGTCAAACCAGAGTAAGCAACAGCGATCTTGAATGGGCTTAGTGCTTCATCACCAGCTGTGGTACCAGTAGCATATGGGCTAGCGGTGTCAGTGGTGTTGTCTGCATAACGAACACGTAGAGTGTGGATCTGTGCAACAGGTCCAGTCATTGGCTGAACACCAACGATTTCGTTTGCAATAACTGTTGGCATAACACGACGAATCACTGGTAGAATGACTCGATTTAGTGTTGCAACGTTTGAAGCGGCTGTAGCACCAGCTGTAGCTGCTTCCATCAAGTGCTTGCGAGTGTTTTCTAGAACTACACCCATTGTGGTTCTTTTAGAACCGTTTAAGCCTTCTAACAGAGCGTCTTTAGTTTCGCCCCAACGGCTTTCTAGTAATGCTTGTGTCATTTTTATTCCTTTTCTCCTATTTAGGGTTTACTTTAGCCCTGCTAAACGCTTGATCTCAAAAACGTTATGAACATTTTCTTCAATTACAGGTGTATTAGCAGATTTATCACCAGTTACTTCTACACGGCTTTCTGCCAACATAGCCTTAGGCTGTGCAGCAGGTTTAGCTGAGTTGTTTAGAACAGCTGGTAGATACTTTTCGTATGCACTCTGCAACTTAGCAGTTTGCACACTTTCAAGAAGTTCGCTCATGACTACAGCTTTCTCCTTGTTTAAAGGTTTCAATAGATTAGCAAGAATTTCCTTGCGCTCTGTTGATTCTTTAATAATCTTAATTTCTTTGTCTTTTGATTCAACAATCATTGCAGCCTGTTCAGCAACTTGTTTAGCTTCCGCTAGGGCTTGCTCTTTGGCAGCAACAACAGCTTGTAGCTTGCGAATTTCTTTGTTCTCATTTAAGTGAGTAACAGCAAATTCACTTGCAAAAGCTTCAAAGATTTGACGGCCAAACATGTTCTCACGAGCAAGTTGGATATCTTCTTTGAGTTGAGTCATTTCTGACTCTAGTTTCTTGGTAATTGATTCCTTAACTAGTTCTGCAGATCTAGCAATGAAATTCTGTTGTAGTTCAGCAAGTTTGTCTTTGGCACCAGCGATTAGACGAACCTTTGTCTCAACCACTGCTTGCTTGTCTTGCTCAAATTCTTGAATTTCTTCTGCTAGTGACTTGATCACAAATGATTCTAGCTTACTAATGCTATTTTCATACTGCTTGCGATCTTCACGTAGTTCGCGGATTTCTTCGGCCAGTTTGCCAACCATAAAATCGTTAAACTTAGTGCTGCTTTCCATCATGTGAACTTTAAACTTCGCACGATCTTCTGCTAGAGCTTGTTTCTCTGCTGCGAACTCTTCGAGTTCGTTTTGTAGAGATTCAGTTACCATTTTGTCTAGAGCTTCAACCATAACTTGCTTGTCATGTTGGTAGCGTTGAGCGAATTCTTCACGAAGTTCTGCACGAACACTTTCACGAGCTTCAAGAAGTTTTGCTTCCCATGCTTCGCTAATTGCTTGGCGAGTATCTTCGTTTATGATGCCGCTGTCTACCAATGGTTTGATAGCATCTAATAACATCAGGTTTCTCCTATTTTAACTTAAGGTCATTGATAAGGCGTGTAATGCCTTCTTTCAGGTACTTCTGTACTCTTTGATCTTGTGTGGCATCACGAGCCACTTCTAACACTCGGTGTCCATGCCGCATATTCATCAAGCCCTCATAGATTGCTTTGGGATATGCATGTGGAGCCGAAGGCTGTGCTACAATGTCAACGGTAATGATGTCAAAACCGCTTACATGTCCTGTACTTTCATTTACTTCGCCTGATCCACGGCTACTAACACCCAACTTAACACCTGAAGTTAACATAGCTTCAACCAGTTTACCCATTGGTGTTGGTAGGATTTTAAGTTTACCGTGACCACAAGGACCGTCCATCCACATACCTTCAATCATATGCGACACACGATCCAAATTAATCTTTAGGTCATCAGGGTGATCAACTTCACCAAGAACACTGTGTCCGCTCTTGATTTGTTCGTTGACCTGTGTTACGGCTTTTTCAATTTCAGAAACGGGATAAACACGTTGGTTGGCGTTCTTAACACCGCCCTCGATGAATATCCCTTTCATATAAAGATTCTTACCTTGACCGTTTGTAGAATCTTCGGACAAGACTTCTATCTGCGCACGGTCAAAAGTAAGATCTTCTTTTAGGTACAAAGCCATATTATTGCCCTAATTATTTGCCACCTTGTTCAATACTTGTTTTGTTAACAGGTACGGAACCATCGGTAGTTTGTCCTTCGCCTGCTTTTGCTTTCTCTTTGTTTGAGAAAGTTTTGCCTGCTTTTGCTCCTGGTACATTTTCAAACTTACCAGCGTGTGGTAGATCTTTTGTTGTACCTTTCTTCGGTGCACTTGTGCCGTCTGGTGCGCTTTCGCTAGAACCTTGAACCAAGTTCTTAGCTGTACCGCCCATGTCGTTCTTTCCTGCTACTGTAGATTGTGTGTTTACATTAGCATGATCGCCGCCTGCACTGGTACCTGCTGGCTGACCTTCGGTGTTGCTAGGTGAGCTAATTTTTTCTACGTATTCACGCATTAAATCTACTGCGGTTTTTTGTAGTGGACGACGCTGAGTTGACTCAACTACTGCTTCGGTCATTTCTTCGTCTTCGTCTTCGTCTTCTTCGTCATCATGTTTGGCTTCGTACATTTCGTTGTCATCTTTACGATCCATGTCCATGTCGTCCATGTCATCACCGCCCATGTCATCCATGTCCATTTCCATGTCGTCGCCTTCGTCGCCCATTAGCTGTTCAAATTCAGCTTTTAGAGCTTCTAGCTCGCTCTCAAGATCCATGACTTTTTGCTCTAGATCTTGTTCGCCTTCGTCGCCCATGTCCATAGCATCATCATCGCCCATGTCGCCCATGTCTAACTCGCCGTTGTCTTCGTCGTCGCCCTCGCCGATACCGTCGGTTTCGTCCATGGCGATTTCGTCTACCATAGATTCAACTTGATCGCCACCAACTGCTTCTTCGGCGTACTCTTCGTCCATCAAGCTTTCGTAAATGTCACGTGATTTTTCAACCACGATTTCGTGAAACAACGCACGAGCTTTATCTTCCTCGTCGTTGATAATGTGTTCAATTAGCTGTTCATATTTGTTCATTAGGAACTCCTTATAATAATATGGCTGTATTTTATTTACTAAAATACCTAGATAATGGGGTTAAATGGTGTTTTTTTGAAGGATTTAGACGGACTATACCGGTCCTGGCATAGCTACAGGTGGCTTGTACTGTTTTGATACTTTTTCTAGCTTTTTTTCGTGTTCAACTTTTCTTACATCGTTTGCCATTCTCAGGCGACTTAGATCGGCTAGAGT